GGTGACGAGAAAGGAGATTACGTCCAGATCAAGCGTAAGGTCAGGCGTAATGATGGTGGAGTAAACACTGCACCAAAGGTCGTTGATTCCAATAATTCCCCCATGCATAATACCCTTATTGGAAACGGCTCCCTCGTTAATGTTAAGTATCGGGCTTATGATTGGAAGTTCGGTAATAAGACGGGAGTCGGTGCCGACCTTGTAGCTCTCCAAGTAGTAGACTTGGTTGAGTATCAACAGGCAGGAGGTTCGGATTTTACTCCTGTCTCTGGTGGATACGCTTCTTCGGAAGACGATATCCCGTTCCCCTCTAACTAATGGAGATGGGCAGGACTCTTCGGAGTCCTGTCCTAACCATCTATGGAAAATATAACTACTTTAGTAGAGGATATTTATGATCTTTTTTCTGAGAATCATGAGAGTAGAAGATCAAAAGATGATATAGAGAAAGCAGCTAAAAAAGCTGGCAGAAATATAGCAAATCTTTTGATTAAATCTCTTGAAGAACGAAAAGAAAAAAGACCTGCTACATTACGATTATCAAATGTAGGCAAACCAAAGAGACAACTTTGGTATCAGCTTACTAAAGCGGAAGGAGAAAGCACACTTAAACCTCATGACTATATTAAGTTTATATATGGTCATATGATAGAAGAACTTTTGTTGTTTCTTTCTTTTGTTTCAGGACACTCTGTAACAGAGCAACAGAAGAGAGTTAAGATAGGCGGTGTAGTAGGACATAAAGATTGTAAGATTGATGGTGTTACAGTAGATGTTAAGAGTGCATCAGCTTATGCATTTAAAAAGTTTAAAGATGGAACACTATCTAGTAACGATCCGTTTGGTTACATTAGTCAACTCTCTGCTTATGCAAAAGCAAACAATGAAAAGGAAGCAGCATTCTTAGCTATTGATAAACAAAGTGGTGAGCTAACCCTATTACCATTACATCAGATGGAGTTTGATGATGTCGAAACTACGATTACAGACATTAAAAAATCCTTGGAGAATAAAGAACCCCCGTCTAAATGTTATGAAGACGTTCCTTTCAACAAGTCTGGTAATCGCCAGCTTGCCATTGGTTGCAGGTACTGCGATTATAAGCGTATCTGTTGGGCTGATTCTAACAATGGTCAAGGGCTTCGCCAGTTTAATTATGCATCTGGTCCTGTATATCTCACACAAGTTACAACAGTTCCAAATGTGGAGGAAATTAAGTGAAAACCCAAAGTGCCAAAGCAAAGGGTAGAAGATTTCAGCAGTGGGTGAGAGACAAGCTGATAGATATACTTTCTATAAATGAAGAGGACATAGAGAGTAGGAGTATGGGAGCTTCTGGTGAGGACTTAATCATGGCACAGATGGCTCGCCAGAAGTTTCCCTTCTCCATTGAATGTAAGAATCAAGAAAGATTAAATGTATGGGATGCATACAATCAAGCAGAGACAAACTCAGGTAAGTATGAACCTGTACTCTTTATAAAAAAGAACAACAAAAAACCACTGGCAGTTTTAGATGCGGAATATCTTATTAAATTACATAGAAAATAAAGAAAAGTTATACGTCTATGATCCTATAGAAGAAGCTACTGATCCTAATGCAGAGCTTTTTAATGGTGTTATACTGCAAGCTCTTATTGACATTTGCAGTGAAGAAGAGTATAACACTAAGCATCATAAGGGTGCAAGGGAAGAAGCTATGGCATGGTTCTTCTCAACTATAGTATCAGTTGTGGATAACTTTGAAATGGTTTGTGATTTAGCTGGATTAGATTCTGGTACAGTAAGAAATTTTGCAAGAAAAATTACATTATCTAATAACAAAGAAGTGTTAAGACAACAAATGTTGAGGCATTTTCATGACTAAATTTAAAGAAGATTTTAATAGCTACATTAAAAGGAGACAGAAAGAAGTGGACGAACAGGAGGCTACATCAAAACAAGTTGGTGGTGATCATTACAAAGATTGTAAAGTACAACCTGTTGAGTATATACATAGCAATGAGCTAGACTTTTTTGAAGGTAACATTGTTAAGTACATTACTCGTCATAGAAAGAAAGGTTCTGGATCACAAGATATTAGAAAGGTGATCCATTATGCAGAGCTTATTTTAGAATTAGTCTACAACGAAAAACCATAGGGGAAGTGAATGTTTAAATCTAATAAAAATCCACAGTTTAGATCAAAGTTTTCTGAAGATATCTTTTATACAAAGTACGCACATGCTGGTGCTGAAACCATGCATGAACTTGCAGCTACTTTAGTAGAAGATGTGTGTCAAGAATATATGAGTAAGCCTGAGAAGGATGAGCTTGTCAGTCACATTGCAGACCTACGGTTTTTGCCGGGAGGTCGCTACCTTTATTATGCAGGTAGAGATAAAAAGTTTTTTAATAATTGTTATCTTCTTAATTGTGAAGAAGACACTAGAGAAGATTGGGCTAATCTCTCATGGAAATCTGAGTCCTGTCTGATGACAGGTGGTGGCATTGGTGCCGACTATTCTGTGTACAGAGCAGAGGGTAAAACTCTAGGAGGTACTGGTGGTATCTCCAGTGGTCCTCTACCTAAGATGCAGATGATCAATGAAATTGGCCGAAGGGTCATGCAAGGTGGTAGTCGTAGGTCTGCTATCTATGCTAGTCTTAATTGGAAACATGAAGATGTTTATAAGTTTCTTTCTGCAAAGAATTGGAAAGATATGCCTGTTGGTACAACGGGACAGTCCTTGTTTGATATTAAACAAGATGACTTTAATTTTCCTGCACCTTTAGATATGACAAATATAAGTGTAAACTATGACACTGAATGGCTGTTAAATTATTGGAATACAGGAGAACTTGGGGATGTCTTTATTACTAATGTACGGCAAGCTTTATCAACTGCAGAACCGGGATTTAGTTTCAACTTCTTTGATAAAGAAAAAGAGACACTGCGAAATGCATGCACAGAGGTTACATCAGAAGATGATTCCGATGTCTGTAACTTGGGTAGTCTTAACTTTGCTAGGATTGATGGCGTTGAGCAGCTACGCTCTGTGGTTGAGTTAGCTACTAAATTTTTAATATGTGGTACTCTACGAGCGCAACTTCCCTACGAAAAGGTTTATAAAACAAGAGAAAAGAACCGCCGTCTTGGTTTAGGTTTGATGGGACTGCATGAGTGGTTGATACAACGAGGCAGTAAATACGAGACAACAGAAGAGATGCATCGTTGGTTGAAGATTTACAAATCAGAATCTGATAAAGTTTCTGATGAGTTCTCTGATTTATTAGGCGTCTCTCGTCCGGTAGCAAAGAGAGCAGTAGCACCTACAGGAACTATTGGTATCATTGCTGGTACTTCTACAGGAGTAGAGCCTATCTTTGCTGTAGCTTACAAACGTAGGTATCTCAAGAACCGTAGGTGGCATTACCAATATGTGGTTGACAGTGCTGCTCAAGAGATGATTGAGTTGTATGATGCTGATCCTGACTCGATTGAATCAGCTATAGATTTAGCTACAGACTACGAACGTAGACTTTCTTTTCAGGCAAACATTCAAGAGTATGTCGATATGTCTATCTCCAGTACAATTAATCTACCTACTTGGGGATCAAAAGATAACAATGAAGACCTTGTTGTTCCCTTTGCTAATACCCTTGCTAAGTATGCACACAGACTTAGAGGATTCACCTGCTACCCTGACGGTAGTCGAGGAGGTCAACCTTTAACTGTTGTACCCTACAAAGAAGCTGTCGATAAGCTTGGTGAAGAGTTTGAAGAGAACATTCAAACACATGATATCTGTGAGATAGCAGGTACAGGAGGAGTGTGTGGTGTTTAATAAAAAAGAATACAACAAAGAATATCGCTCAACACCTAAATATAAAAAATATAAAAAAGAATACGACAAAAAATATAATTCAAAACCTGAAGTTAAAGAACGTAAAAAAGAATACGAATCAAGACCTGAAGTTAAAAAACGTATGAAAGAATATAAAAAAAATTGGGGTCAATCATTTGTGGGAAAATTGTCGATAGTAAAGTCGAGAAGCAAAAAAAAGAATCTTGAATTTAATTTAACAATAGAATACTTAAAAAGTATATATCCAAAAAATAATATGTGTCCTCTGTTAAATATACCATTAGATTGGCAGAGTTCTCACAAGCATCCTAACACTCCATCGTTAGATAGAATTGATAGCAGTAAAGGATATATAAAAGGAAATGTACAATGGGTAAGTTGGAGAGCTAATCAACTTATGTCTAATGCAACTCCAGATGAGCTTCTTATGCTTGCTCAAAACTACAAAAAGATATACAATCAAAAACTTTATGGTGATAGTTTATTTGATCCAGAAGCAACAGAGACTTTAAGATGAGACAATTTATATTCGATTCATGGAATGGTATTATGAATGCTAATGCTAACCCACTAAAAAATATAACCGATATGCAAGTAAGACATCTTGTACTACAAACACTAGCATGGATGTGGTGCATTACATTTTCTATAATGATAGGCGATTTACTCTTCTTTGGTTATACACTTGTCGCACATACTGTTTTAATAGCTGCTATTGTCATAACAGTCAGTACTTTTGAGGCAGCAAGAAGAAGTCCTACAAGTTTTGACTTTATTAAAAAATATCACACACCTTCTAGAAGTAGATATCAATGGTACAATGGTAAAAGAATAACTTACCAAGATGGTGATCCCGGTGGGGAACATGAATAATATATACTCTCGTAGCTCAACTGGATAGAGCAACAGACTTCTAATCTGTAGGTTGCAGGTTCAAGTCCTGCCGAGAGTGCCAAAAAAAAGCTTGACAAAAATAAAAAAATATGTTATATACTAAGCGGGAATGCCTTAATGGGTTCCCGCAACATCTTGCTAAAAGGAGATAACAATGTTTACAGATTTTATTTTTAATCACAGTATAGGTTTAAACAAGTTAATGGAAGACTTAGAAGCCATGAACTATGGCGCTCGTAAAGGTCAAACATTTCCTCCACATCGTATTACAAAAGAAGGAAATAAATATTATTTACAGATGACTGTAGCTGGCTATGAAAAAAAAGATATTAAAGTAGAGCTTAAAGATTCTGAAACTTTATCTATATCTTCAGATGGCTCGTCATTTAAAAATATTGGTGACAATGCTGAAGAACTTTATGACGGTATAGCAGCAAGAGGATTTTCAAAAGAATTTAAACTATCTCCCTATATGGAAGTTACAAATGTAACACTAGAGAACGGCATTCTTGAAGTGCAACTAGCGTATGAGCTACCAGAAGAAAAGAAATCAAAACTTCTAACAATTAACTAGAAAGGAAAGGGGGAGGGCAGAAATGTTCTCCCCACTCTGATGTCTAAAGATATAAATAAAAAAGTTTTAGAAACCTATCCAACAAAAAAGAAAACTAGTGTAGGTAAATCACCGCTCTCTAGACCAACTAATAAATCTAAACGAAGAGCATGGAAAAAATATAAAGGACAAGGAAAGTGACAAAGAGATTTCTTAAACTAGATAAAGAAGTGTTTGATATTTTCTGGCCTGACCTAAGTATACTATTTAATAAGGTAATAGCAGAGCAAGGCTCTGGTCGAGATAGTCTTGAACTTCTCTATACTAAACTTAAAAATGATTTATTAGAAGTTTGGATTTATAAAAGTGAAAATGGTATACAAGCAGCTTACTGTACAGCTATTACAGACTACCCAGAAAAGAGAAGTTTATTCTGGGGTTATATGAGTGCTATAGATAACAACATGGGTGAGTGGAAAGAGCCGATGATTGCTGCGCTGAAACATTATGCATTGCATAACAATTGTGATTGTGTAGAATTTTTCTCAACAAGAACTGGATGGAATAAAATCTTTGAAGATGCTGGTGCTGTTGTAGAAAATATAGGTACAATTTATGAGGTAACTTTAGATGACAAATAATATACCTACTATTTATATTGGGTATGATAGTAAAGAAGAAGTTGCATATAAGGTATTACAAGAATCAATTTTAGATCATACTACTGCGCCTGTAAATATTATACCTCTACAACAGGGAAGACTAAGAGATATTAATTTTTATAGACGAACACACTTTGTAAAAGATAATATTAAATATGATTCTTTAGATAAAAAACCTTTCTCTACAGATTTTAGTTTTACAAGATTCCTTGTACCATTTTTACAAATGCATAGAGGTCTTGCACTTTTTATGGACTGTGATATGTTGGTGAGATCAGATATTATGGAGGTGTTTGAAATCCCCCAACGATCAAAACAAAAAGCTATCTGGTGTGTTAAACATGATTACAGTCCTACGGTAGCCCTAAAGATGGACGGACAAATACAAACACACTATAGCAGAAAGAACTGGTCTTCTTTTGTACTGTGGAACTGCAGTCATGAAAGACATAAAAATTTTACAATTGATGATGTTAATTTAAAGAATGGATGGTATCTTCATAACTTTCAATGGCTAGAAAATAGTGACATAGGTGATCTACCTGCAGCATGGAATTGGTTAGATGGTTATTCTAATGATGCAATTGAAGCAAAGAATGTACACTTTACTACAGGTGGTCCTTGGTTTAAAGATTGGAAACCTAGCAAACGATCTGATGCTAAATACGCATTAGAATGGGAGACTCTTCATGATGCTATCGTATTAGAAGAATCTCTTGGAAAGGAAAAACAAATTAAATGGGAAAAAACATATGTTTAAAAATGTAACAGTAGTAACTTCCTTTTCAGAGGATGGCTGGGATACCTATGCAAAAGAGATGATATGGTCTATTGCAGAAAACTGGGAACCAGAGATTAAAGTTGTAGCTTATTATCATGACTTTGATATTACAACAAAAGACCTACCAGAGTGCAGACATATTGAATATCGAAACCTTAATGATCTAAGTGAACTGATTGAATTTAGAGAAAGGTTTAAAGAGTATGATGGTACAATGGGTGGTAAGTCCCAATATACTTTTAGATTAGACGCTATTAAGTTTTGTCACAAAGTTTTTGCTATTACAGACTGTGCCTTTGGTCTTTGCGAAACAGTTGAGAAGCCGGGATGGCTTGTGTGGCTAGACGCAGACACAGTAGCAGTTAGACCTCTTAGTAGATATAATCTTTTACAAAGCCTACCGAAAGGTAGTGATCTTGTACACTTAGGTAGAAAGAACTTTACTTATAGTGAGACTTCTTTTATTGGGCTTAATCTAGAAAGCCAACCACCTATAGATTTTCTAGGTGATTTTCTGGGGGCATATCTTTCAGGCGAACTGCTGCACTACAGAGAGTGGCATGATGGTTTTATCTTTGAACGACTACTAACAATCTACAAAGCACATGGTCTAAAGTTTCATGATTGGACAGGTGATCTAGATATTAAGAGTATGACGGAAGGTAAACAAGCCTTTGAATTATTTCCACTGGGTTCTTATGTTAAGCACAAGAAGGGTAAAAAGAAAGATAAAACATATGAAGTAGCTCCTGATGTAACAGGTCCAGCCAGATATAAACAACTTAATAAAATGGTTGATACCTACAAACCTAACACAATTGTAGAAACAGGAACTTGGAATGGTGGTAGGGCTATTGAAATGGCTATGTCAGCATTCCTGCATGTTGATGAAGTAACCTATACAGGATATGATTTATTTGAGGATGCTACAGAAGAGCTTGATAAAGAAGAGCTTAACAGTAAAGCACACAACAGCATTGAAGCAGTGACTGCTAGGCTAGATGAGTTTACTGAAGCTATGAAAAGCCAAGGTAAAACTTTTAACTTTACTCTTATCAAGGGTGACACAAAAGAAACTCTTAAAAATACAAAAGCAGACTTTGCTTATATTGATGGAGGACACTCTGAAGATACAGTAAACCATGACTACGAGATGCTAAAGGAATGTGACGTAATTGTATTTGATGACTATGTAACTAAAGATGAGAACGGCAACGATCCCGGCGAAGAGTTCTATGGTGTAAATAAAATTATTGAAAAGTTTGAAGGTCGTAAAAAAATCCTACCATCAAAAGACAGGATTGTAGAGGGTGGTATCACACACCTAGCTGTCGTTATCAATAATGATAACATACCAGACATACCAGAAAACTTTGACGCTATACCAATTGTTATCCAACCAAGAGATTGTATGCCTAAAGAAGATATACAGAACAATGTTAAAGAGAATACTAAGCTTATTAATAAATGGATTGGAAGAGCATCACCTAATGACGAGGTAGCTGTTCTAATATCAGGTGGGGATAGCACTGATTGGGATAAGGTAAGGTCTATTATTGATATGGAGGGACCGCTACGCACTAAGGTAGTATGCGTTAAACATTCTTATCCTACTCTACTTAAACAAAAGATTCAGCCTTGGGCCTGTGTTATCCTTGATCCAAGACCCATTGAAGGACTAAGTACACATGGAGTAGTTCGTAAAGATTTGTTTAAAGACATTGATCCACAAACTATCTTTATGCCAGCATCTATGACTGATCCTTCTATTGTTAAGCTAATTAAAGAAAAGACAAATAACATTATTGGATGGCATGCATTTACACAATCACTACAAGAGAATCAAAAAGATCAGCTAGTTAATAATGCTGTTAAAGTTAATGAAGAGCTAGGTATACAAGAAGGTGCTACTATGATTACAGGTGGAACCTGTGCAGCTATGAGGTCAATAGGTATCATGCACACTCTTGGCTTTAGAAAGTTTCATTTATTTGGATATGATTGCTCTATGCCAGAGCCACCAGATGAAGATAAAGATCAAAAGATGGAAGATGGAAAACCAAAGTATCTAAAGGTTGGTGTTAAAGAGCAAGAGTTCTGGACAACTGGAGAGCTTATTGCGATGGCACAGGACTGTGAAAAACTATTTTCAAAAGAAGATGTTGATATGAAGATTAATTTTCATGGAGAAAATACTTTGGTAGCTGCATGCTGGGAGCTATCACCAGTACATCAATTAAAACACTATCACCAAGTACTAGACTTATAGGAGGATACAATGCTAGGAATTGCAGAATCAGTTATCGGCGTTGCGGGTAAAGTCTTAGATAAATTTGTAGAAGACAAAGATTTAAAAACTAAACTTAACGCAGAGCTTCAATCACAATTAATTAATCTAGATACTCTTCAAGCACAAACAAATCTAGAACAAGCCAAACATGATTCTATTTTCGTTGCGGGAGCTAGACCTGCTATCATGTGGATATGTGCCTTTGCTTTGGCATGGCAGTATATCCTAGCACCAATGGCATCATGGGGTTTGGCTATATGGTATCCTGTAGTTACACTTCCAGAGCTAGGCACTGAAGAGCTTACGGGGCTTGTTATGGCATTACTCGGATTGGGGGCAGCCCGTTCATACGAGAAGGCTAAAGGTGTAGCTAGAAACAATATGTCTAGATGAATAATGTAATATGATAACTAAAGTTACACCAACACACACTAAAGATTGGTACATTAAATGGGTAGCATCCCTCTTCGTTGTAATAGGAGTGCTACTCTCTGCTAATAACATATACCCATATAATTTAATGTTTCATTTTATAGGATTAACTGGCTGGCTTGTTGTATCTATGATATGGAATGACAGGGCATTGCTTATGATTAACTCTGTATCATTAGCTATTTTAGCAAACGGGATTATACAATATTATGTTAAATGAAAAACAAGAAAAATTTGCACAAGCATATGTACTTAATCACAATGCTACAGATGCAGCAAAGACAGCAGGGTACTCTGATAGGTCAGCATATAACCAAGGTTATAGACTGCTCCAAGAAGAAGCTGTTAAAGAAAGAATTGAAGAGTTATCAAGAGAACTGAGGACAACAGTAGATGTTGTATCAGAGATTGAAAAGCAATATGAGTTTGCTAAAGGACAAGGCCATGTCAACAGTGCTATTAAAGCTCTTGAGCTATTATCAAGAGTTAGAGGCAACACTGCTGATACAGGTAAGAGTGTAGGTAAAGACGAACTTGTAACAATGATAGTAGGATGCTTACAAGTTTTAGGTAAGGAAGAGGTTGATAAGATTATGGCTAAGTGTACCTTTGACTAAGGTGGTTTAGCCTTGAGAGAAATCATTTTTGAGAAAAAGAACTGCGTAGTTTCTATAAGCTCATAAATAATTTTATTTCTCCTTTTCTACAGGGGGATGTTTTCCGTTGTGCATGTGAGCTAATTTAGACACTTCGTCTTTTAATTGTTTTATCTCAGCAGCAACAGTACCTTTTCTTTTATTTTCTATAGCTAAATTATTTGGACTAAGTATGTCAGATAAAACTCCAATTTGTTGACGAAGAACTGAAACATTTTGTTCGGCTGTATCTAACTCTCTATTTAATTCATCTATATGTTTTTTAATTTCTTCTTGACCAGATTTTAGAGTAGCAACCTGTGAACGTACCAAGGCCCATGCTCCTGATAAAGAAGCTATGACAGCACCAAGTTGAAACAACATTCTAACATCTAGTTCCATTACTTATAGCTCCATACCCAAGGTCTACTATTAGATTCTTGATTAGACAAATCGTCAATATGTATAAATCTTGAATCATGGTTTCCTCGTTGAGCAACACCAATACCTGTCATACCATGTTTGAAAGCTAATTGTATTATATCATAAGCAAGTTTACCCATACACTGTATGTCTACCGCTCTTCCTTGTGTATGTGAAGAGTTAGGAGCGCCACCTATAGCACTGTTATGAGCCGGGTGACGATAAGCAGATGTTATAATAAGAGGTCTGCCAATCTCTTCCCTTAAATTATCTAACTTATGCATGAAGTTATCATCCATTCCATACTCACCTGTTCCCTTACAAACAAGTTCGTCATGAGTAAAGTATTTCCAATTAGACATTTTATTCCTCTCTAATAGCAGTGCCATATAGCTGTTGGTAAACTCTATTTATATCTTCAATAGGTAGAGGCGCACCAGTAACAAACCTTACTCTACCTCCTAAAGTTTCACTGATACCATCTGGAATAAACATATTAGCATCAGCAGCATTAATAAGTCTTTCTGCACCAGATGGTAAGTCTCTACTAAATTGTTGTGTTAAACCTCTATTAAGTCCAGTCCTAAAATCTTCTTGCAGAATGTCTCCATAAGCATCTAGCGTAGACTGTAACTTTCTAAACTTTGAAAGCTTTTGTTGTTGTCCTTTTACATAAGCATCATATACTTGATCAGGAGTTTGAGCTTCATAAGAACTAAGGCTTTGATTTACATATCTACTAGAATTTTGAATGTCCTGTACAACAGGAAGAATATTCCTTCTCATACCTTGAGTAAGATCAAGTCTAGATTTTCTTAATCCAAAAAATTCTTCAAGACCATCATATCCCGTAACACCTGCAGCACCAGATACTAGCCCACCAGTAGGTGTGGAGTATCCATATTTAGAAACTTCAGTTCCAGTTGGATCAGATAAAAATGAGTTAAGTGTAATCCCTTCTTCACCTAATTCTTTAGCTTTAGCTTGTTGAAAAGCAAGTCTATTTCTTAAAAATTTAACAAAGCCCGGTTCAAATAATTCTGCTGATCCTATAGCTATATTTTTAAAAGTATCTCCTATTTCTGTAGGAGTTTCAAAATCTTGACCTCCACCTAGAGCATCTAAAAATCCTTCTGTAATCATAGATGTTCCTAAAAATGGACCAAGCATTTGATCAGATAATTGCAATGTTAATTTAGCCGCATCATCTGTTGTAAACTCTTGACCATCAGAATATAGTTTATCTACAGCCCTATGCAATGTTCTGCCACCTATCTTTAAATATTCAAAAGGATCAAGAGGACCAAGATCAACATAGTCAACTACAGTATTACCTCCTGCTAGTTTAAATGGACTTAAAAATATTTTAGCTGAGTGGGCTGAGTAGCTAGGAACAAGATCATTAATAGCATTCTTTTGATCATCTGATATACCAAAGAGGGATTGGCTATAGTCCGCTGCCATATCACCACCTATTCCAGCAACAGTTATGCCACCAAGTCTTTTCATTCCTTCAGCAACTAATCTAGGATTATTAGAGGCTAAATCTTGCATAGTATATTTTACTAGATTTTTAGTAACTCGCATCATCTCTGCAGGAAAAGCTAAGAAGTCACCAACAGGCGCACCTCTAAGTTTTTTAAATCCTCTAGGAACAAGATTATAGTTAGGCATTAAGTCTCTTGTTCTTTGTGCAGCAAGCCTATCTAATTCATCAGCACTAATATCAGGCAAAGCTTTCTTTAAATAATTTTTAGTTTTTTCAAAATGAATAACTTTAAAATAATCATCTTCTGCTTGGTATAATTTGAATAGTTTATCGCCACCAGTTCTGTTTAAAATCTTTTGACCTAAACCATTTGGCTGTAGTTTAAACGCATCACTAGCCACCTGTCTAATAATATTAGCAGTAACACCACTATCTATAATTCCAAGTTCTTGATATTTAGCTACATTATCAGCTAACTCTTTTGAACTAACATTTTTAAATTTAGAACCTACTGCATCTGCAGCTTCTTTAAAACCTTTACCACCAGAGACCATGCCATTCGCAGCCATAAGTACTGTGTTACCCATCATATTTCTAAAATGTGTAGCTGGATTACCAACAGTCTTTGACAATTGTGAAATAGATTTACCTTTTAAAAATGTTCTAACTACACTATTAGGATTAGCTCCAAAGAATCCATCTTGATCAAGAGCATCTTTAACTATTTTTTGATAATTTTTATTTGCATATAATCCTTCTAATGGATTTTTAAATGCTCCACTATTTACACCTGAAACAATACGAGATAATCTTTCTTCACCAGCTTCACCTAATGATTTAAGTCCGGCCTCTGGTTCAGGAGAAACAACTCGCCTTCCTATTCCTTGCACACCTGCTCTTGCTAAATCATTAGCATCAAGATGCCTTCTAATACCATCAAGATATTCATACTCTGCTTTAAATACAGAAAGTTTTTCTAATGTATTTTGAAAGTTTTTAAATGGGTCTTTTACTTCACCCCATAGTTCTCTAATTTCAGGAGGAATATCTTTACGTTTTCTTGTAGACTTACTTGTACTACCTGTGCTTTCTCTCATTTTATCTAAAAATTTAAACACACCTTCTGCTTCTGAGCCACCTCTACCAGCAACCAAATCTTTTAAAACAGCACCAATATTTTCTTCTGGAATGCCTTCAACATTTCTTAAATAAGCAGCAGCACTTTGTTTTATATTATCTGGTATATCTTCAAACTTATAATTAGGATCATCAAAAGCTCTATATGATCTATTTAAATATGTTCCTATATTTTTATCTATTTTAATTTGTAGTTCACTACCATCTTTTAAAAAATTATCTTTTATAAAAGCAGACAACTTATCAATTTCATTTCTCATTTCATCTACAGTATTAGAAGCAAATGTAGAGTCTGCTCTTAATGTAGCCTTTGCAGTTTCGTCGCCAGCTAAAGCTTTATTGACTACATTTTCTAAATAGTCAGTATTATACAAATTTTTGTCTTTTAATTCCTTTTCTAAAGGTTCATTAAATCCTCTTATCTTTGTAAATGTTGCGTTTGCAGCACCATCTTTTTTAACCGCAAGCTCAAGCATAGTTTCATCTGTACCACCAGTTGCAGTTAAATATCTACTAAAAGGTACAATTTCATTTATTTTAGGACTAACACTTTTAGTAAGTGATTTTAAAATTTTAGCACCGCCAACAATTGTGCCTCCAAGAATACCCTCTAATGCTAAGTTATTAACAAGCTGATCAATAAATTGTTGTTCTTCTGGATCATCAAGATCAATAGTACGACTTCTAATTTTATCTAAGTATTCTTTTGGTAAAAGTTCATTGTCAACAAGAATATTAGCTATGTTATCTTCTGGTCTTTCATAAGCTGAATAAGTAAGATTAGCTGTACCAGCACCTGCAACATTTCTACCAATTTTTCCTAGTCCTCCTAACTTGCCTAGTTTAGCAGCACCTGCATAGGGAATAAGATATGATCCAATCTCCGCACCTATATTACGGATATCACCTGTTAAGCCCTCTCCATGATAAGGATCAAATGTTTCTTGAAAAGTTCTTTTAACTTCATTAGGTATATTTGCACCAATGTCATCAGCAAAGTTACCTATAGTACTAGATACTGACTCTGGCAAGATCATATCACCAAGCTCAACAACACCTGTAGCTGCTCTACCTAAAGCAGATGTAAACATGGCTACAGGTGCAGGACCAAATCCTTCTGTTGGATCAACTTCACCTTTTTCATACTTATCAAAAAATGAATCGTATTCTTTATAATACTCATCAGGATTAACACCGTAAGATTCTATAATACCTTCAACTTGTTCAGGTGCTACATCATCTCCAGCAATTTTATTTTTAATATCATGAAAGGTTTGAGTTCTAAAACTTATGCCCATATATATTTATCCTTGTTCATCAGAAGCTTTTTGAGCTTTACCTATTTTAGCTCTAGCTGCGTCTATTGTTGCTTGAGTAGTTCCAGCTTCTTTGCCCCGTCTACTGCCTGTCCTTGCTAAAGATAAAGCAAAAGCATTTGCAGTATTAACAGCAGATGTTGGATTAACACCTTCATTTAATAAAGTTGTAAATCTATTATATACCTGTAACTTTTGAAAAGGTTCAATTGTTAAGTCGTTTATACTTTTTACTAATTTATCATATGCTTCATTACCATCTAAACCATACCTATTTGCTATTCGTTCAGCTTGGGCTTTTGCTGATCTTAAATTATTTTCAGATTCAAGTTTACTTCTTTCCATATCAAGTTTAGTTTTAGCTAAATTAATATTAAGCTTATCTTTTAAGATATCACCCTCAATATCTTTAGCTGCTCTGCTTTCTTTTCTAAAGTCACTTTGTATATTTTTTAGTTCTGCAATAGAAGGTAGTGTAGCCTGATTTAGCTTTGCAAGAACCCCACCGGGTCCAGCTTTACCAGCAAACCTAGCTGATGTTGCAGCAAATTCTGCAAATAATCTTGCTTCTCTAGCCTCTTCTGCTTCAGATAATCTTTCAGCACCCTCTCCTTTTTTCTTTTCTAAGAAAGATAGATAGTCACTAAATGCTGTATCAAGCTCATCATAACTATCTGATAAAGGAGTTCCCTCTTTATTTACAAGATTATTTAATTGTTTTGGGTCTAAAACAGATTTCTCAACTTCAGCAGATTTAATAGCTGCATTTGCAGCTTTTTCTATATTAGCTTCTTTTTTAATTACTTCAGATGATTCTTGCGGACCAAAAGCTGCATCATCTGCTAGTACATCGCTACCTACAACATCTCTGTTATCAATCATTTTAGGTAATTGTCTTGTATCTGCTATGCCACCCGGTAAAGGTGCAGCAATTTGAGTTAATGCTTCTTCACCTAAAGATTTTTTTCTACTTACTTCTCCACCCGCCAAAGGTGTTGAACCAAAAGGTGCAAATATATCTTGTTCTTGTTGAGTAAGATAATCAACTGTTCTAGAAGTTGGTATTTGACCTGATCCTAAACCTTCATCTACTTCTGTTATTGATGGAGGATCAACAGCTATACTTAATGGAACTGTTGGTGTAGCTTGAGCAGCTATTAACTCTTCAAGAGAACCAACAGGTTTAGCTCTTGCTGCTAATGAAGAATCTGAACCTCTAACAGTTCTAGGTGTACCAATAAGACTAGAAATTTTTTCTAAAAAATTAGCACCTACATTACGAATACTACTATCTCTTTGTTCAGCTTCTAATGGAGTTGGTCCCGATGGTGCTGATATACCTACTGGTCTACCATACATTCTCACATTTGGAATATTATATTGTCTAGTATTATTTTGATGTCTTTCTAAACTAGCCAAGCCACCTCTAATTTGTCCACCAGATTGACGAGGTACTACCTGACCACCTGCTTTATTCTTAAAGCCACCCAAGGCACCAAAGATACCAACGCCTGTACCAAGTGTACCAAGAAGCTGTTGACCAAAGCTAGGTTGTGGTGTTTGTTGAGTTGTAACCTGATACGTTGACGGGGAGAATGGATATGCATTTACAAGAGCATTATACTCTTGTAATTGACGTAGTGGAAACTCTCTTTGTTCTATAAAGTCTCTCTCAGCTAAATTTAGTGCAGCTTGTTCTTGGGCTTGTTGAGCTTCACCAACACTAGAAAGCAATGCAAGTTCTCTTGCAGCTTGTGCAGGAACAGCTTCACCAAGACTTGAAAATAATCCAGCACCCGTTAATTGTCTTTGCTTTTCAGCTTCAAAAGATCGTTGAGCTTGTTCAAAAGCTGTAGCTAAACCTTTACTTTCAATATCATCAAGCTGACGTTGCAAGTTTCTTTGTGCTTCAGCCTCAAGAATAGCTGCTCTTGACCCGCCAAATGATCCAGCACCTACAGCCTCTGCTCTTAGTTTAGGTTCAATAACACTTTCAAACTGTCTAACAGTTTCTCTTTTAGCTTCATCAATAACTGGCCGATATACATCTTGTGTAAATCTTTCAAAATCTTCACCAGTAAAACCTAATGATCCAAGCCCAGCTTTTTCTTTAGCCTGTTGAAAGAACTGGGGTGATCTACCTAAGTCAGTTGAAGCAAGTCCCTGTCTTCCTAACGCTGCAAGACCAGTAAAAGCTTCTTGCTGTTCAGGAGCAAAGTCAGCAATTCTTGGACCAGTAAACTGATCGAAAGCTCTAAGCTGTTGAACAGTATCACCTGTATCTGGGTCTGTTGCATCTTCAAAGAACTGCGCCCTACCCGCTTCTAATACATCTTGAATAAAAGGTTTAGTTATATTAAACCCTTCATTTGTTAATGCTCGGGCTGAAACAGCAGTAGGACCACCGCCAAACTGTCCTGACCCACCAAAAACATTTGCTAATACACCCATTCTATTTTCTCCATTAACTCATTAATGATTGAAGAGCTTTACCACCATCCATCTCTGGAGGTTGCATATCTCTACCATATTTTTCTTTTCTAAATTCACTGATAAATTCATCCATCTCATCTGCACCATCATCAGGATTACCATTCCCAATCATAGCCATAACATCAGCAGGTACAACATATTCTTTAGGAGACACTGCTAGAAGACCACCACCTTTAATTTCCATTATCTGATTATCTTCCATGCCATGTCCATCACCAGCTACAATACCTTCAAAGTCTGGGCTACCACCAGCAGCTAAACCAACAAGCCCTCCCTGTGCAGCAGGAACAAATTGAGTGGGACCAAAGAACTCAAAGCCTCCACCTTCAATAGCCCTACGTCTAGCTTCTGCTGCTGTAAGACCAGCACCAGTACCACCAAATTCGCCAACTCTTCTACGAGCAGAGACCCTTCTACGAGCTATAGGTGCAGGAATACCCTGACTAATAAGTTGTTGTGCAGCTTCTTCCTCTGCCATGCGTTGAGCTTCAATAGCATCTACAAGGCTAGTAGCTTCAACAGAGGCTAACCCTCTACCTAAATCTCCAAATATAGCACCAGTATCTAATTCTCCATAAAGGTCTCTATATCCGTCTGGAATTGCTTTAAAACCTGCTTGTAAACCATCTTTACTAGCTGCTGCTTTAGCAGGAGCAAATCTATCAATATATGCTGCTTCTCCTGTACCTGCATAAGCTTCCTCTGGAACAAAAAAATCAGCAGTTAGTTGTCTTTCTGCAGCTAATCTTGGAATTTGTTCAGCATTTAGTCCAGCCATACCCAGCCTGCTTTCTATTGGACCTAAATTTTTAGTATCTTTAAACTGTTCTTGTGCTTTATTATATACTTCTAAAGAAGTAAGAGGTCTACTTGTTTTTGTTAGTATCCTGCTAGGTAAATTAAAAACATTACTTGGACTTGAAATAGCTGCTAATTCAGCAGTTGTTCGGTTATTAAGTGCATCAGGTATACCCGGTAAAGAACCAGTTTTTTCTCCTAAAATATCTTTATACAACGGATCATCAAGAGGTATAAGTTCGTCATAATCAGTAATATCAATATCTGGAACTCTGTAACCTTCAGAATCAATCAAGTTAGTGGCGGCTTTATCACCTCCAAAAAGATATGGTCTCTTAGCTCTAGCTTTTGATAATTCTCTAGCTCTAAGATATTGTCTTTCCCTTGACTCTTTTATATAGTCATCACTATCTTTAATTCCTAAACGCTGATCATTTGGTCCTAAAAATTCAGCTAATTTACCAGTACCGTATTGCAAACCACCAGACACAATACCAGAAGATAATGAATCACTTAAACTTCTAAATGGTAAAGAGCCTAATGCTGTACCTGCACCAGATAAAATAGACTTAGTAGCTAGAGGACTAAGACCTAACTGTGAGAAAGCAGGACCAGCAATAGCAGGTAAAGCAATAGAAGCTATAGCAGGAATAATATTTTCTGGTTTAAAGTAATTTTTAACAGCAGATTTAACAGTATCAAATACATCACCTAAGAAATACTCAGGCAATCCAGTATCAGGATTAATAGACATTAGACCAGATTCTTGAAGTCTTCTAACTTCTGGTCTTGTCATGTGTACAAGTTCTGTATCTCCTCCTCTACCTTGTAGAGCAAGAAGAGAAGCTACACCACTCTGTGGTGCTTGTCTATTAATAAATACTGCCATAGTTCCTTACCTGCTGTGGTTGTGCATAAAATGATGCTGGTTGCATAGCATTAGTATAATAGTTTGTTGATCTTAACCCATCGGGTTGTTGTTGACCTTTTATAAACTGTTCAGGTCTTTGAGATGGGATTGTTTCTTCTGGTATTGACATACCTTTATTTACTACATCAATAAGAGTAGGTTGTTTATCAATTAAATCTTGTATACCCCCACCTGTTTGTGCAATAGTTCTACCGGGAGTAAAAACAAATGGTCTTCTTCTTATTCTTCTTAAATCACTTGTATTATTATTAGATGGTAAAACCTCTTGTTGAGGTCTAACTTCTAATGGGTTTCGTAAAACACTAGCAATACCTCTAGGTCTTTTTGGGTCTGGCTCGGCATCAGTATTAAAATTAAAGTCATCAACCGGATCAGAAGCAGGAACTGTAGGGGTTGTATCTACTGTCTGTGGAGATGATGCTGAAATAGGAGATTGAGCAGGTGCTGGACCTATATCAACACCCATTGTACTTAAAGACTTATTAGCTACAGATCGAACTTC